CTTACTCTCCCATTTTGATAGAGAAACGAGGCTGTGCTCCAACTTAATCGTTGCGCCCTTTGTCCGGACACGTCGATTTGTAGCCTCGTCGAACAATTCCGTTTCTTTGATTGTCAATTGGAGCACGTCGTATCACCTCAGTTGCCCGCAGGCTCAGTGGCCTTCGGCAGAGGGGTCAGCTTGCCCTGGGCCATTTCCTTCTCGGCTTCTTCCATCTTCTTCTGAAGATCGACCGGCAGGATGCCCTTCAGGAACGCGGGCAGGTTATTTTCATCGGAGATCAGTTCGATGATCAGCTGGTCGTAGGCGTCCAGGTTGACAAACTTCTCGAACAGCGGGCGACCGTCGCGGCCGATCTTCGTGAATTCGTCATCATCGTCGAACTTGCCGTAGCTGCGGCTTACCAGAGTGTCGACAAGACGGAGAACAGCGTCCTCATCCTTGTCCTCGATCACCTGCTGGCTGTACTTCTGCAGACCGCCGGGAAACTCGCCATTCAGTTTGGCGAACTCCACCTGATTCATATGGAAGTAGAAGTCACGTGTACGCTCTTCGCCATCAAATCCTTTGTAAGTAATCGTTTTCTTAAGCATTTTTCTTTGCTCCTTTCATTTGCTCCTTATAAATAAAAAAGGGAAGTCCCCGGGATGACCTCCCGGGGACGGTGAAAACATCAATTTCCGAGGACGGTGGCTTTGATCCAGTCGGGCGTCGGCAGATACGGATCTGCATTCTCAGTACCATACAGGGCATCCTCAATCAGAGCCAGCTTGGCCTTCAACTCAGGCGTATTGAACGCGGTGGAGTCAATAACCAGAATACTGGTAGCCTTGTGGTCGGCAACCGCGACAGGCGTGGAGTCGAACTCCCAGCTGAACGTGATAGCGTCGGGGCTGTCGTTGATCGTCTCATACGCGCGTTCGGAGGGAGAGCAGGTGCAGTTGTACACCAGGTGCAGCTTGTAGCCGTAGTTCGGGCTTTCATCATTGCCCTGCTCGGTCCGGTAGCACAGGCCGAAGGCTTCACGGGTCTGCTGTCCGATGCTGATGCCGTCAGCCAGGGACGCTTCGCCGTTGCACACGCCGAACTCTTCGGGGTAGGTGTAGGCTTCGATGGTGCCGCCGAAGGTTTCAGCAGAACGCATAGAAGCGTACTTGATGTTGTCCGCATACAGGTCGGTCTTCTCCGCGCCTTCCGGACTCTCGGTCACGCTGGTCAGGCCGTTCCAGGCAGTACCGACCCACTTCGCGGGGGTCTCGTTATTCTTCAGGTACAGAACACCCTTGGATACACCAGATTCGTACTTTTTCTGGCCCTGTCCATCCCAAGTCAGTTTGCTCATAGGTTTTTCCTCCCATATCAGTAGTAGATTGAAAACACGAAATGATGCAGGTTGTCGCTTTCAAAACCGCGGATCATCTTGCACGAACGCACAGACGCAACCCGCTCCCGCAGTTGAGAATCCGGATCCCGGTCAATCACCGTAAGCTGGTAATGATGATCCCAGTGGTACGGTTGATTATCGGCGTGGATTGCCGGCATTTCATCCAGCTTATACACGATGCATGGATATACCAGCTTCACACTCGCGGGAGGCTGGAAATATACATGCGGTGTATCTGTGAACAAAGATTTAAGAACCTGATGAAGATCCTGGCGTTGGCCCATTATATACACCTCCAAGCGTCAATATCAGTCTTGGACGAAGAACCTCGATGGATGTGACCTTCCACCGTGCGCCCATCCATTCCACGTATTTAAGCGTAGAGAAATGTTCAAACAGGACCGAATCCGCCATGATACTGATCTTATTGGTCAGTTTTGCATCATCGAGAATATCCATTCCCTGTTCCCACCGCTGGGTGTTCTGGAGGACGTCGCCATAGTAATGTCGTTCTACAACGACGTCCTCCCAGATTCCTTCCCGGTCTCCGGTTCCTTCCTGGCTTACACAATAGCCAACGTTACCGGAGAATTTCATTTTGATTTCACCTCATCAGGGGGTGACGATCTCTTCCAGGACGATGGCGCTGTACGGCCGCTCCAGCATACCGCAGAGGCGGGTCTCCAGCAGGCTCAGGTTCTGGTTGAACCGGATATCGAAGTCGGTGAAGTGGGTGATTTCTCCACCCTTGACAGAACCGACCACGTAGTCCTTCAGGTTGACCAGGATGCCCAGCAGGCGGCGGGTCTGCACGGAACCGTTCACGGTGACCTCACGGGTCTTGCCGGCGAACTGTTCAACGGTGACCAGCTCGTTGACATTCATGGCAGCGCGCAGTTCGTTCACGTTGTCGTAGATCCGGCGGCCATTCAGGTCACGGGCCAGCAGCATAACGTTCACGAGGTGGGGCGTGCAGTAGAAGTCCGGAGCACCGGAACCCTTGTAGTTCTCACGGGCATACAGCAGGCTCTGGATGACCGCTTCGGAATAGACATAGTTGTCGCCGAAGTTGGCGGAGCTGTTGGTGCCGTTCATCGTGGTCCGCATGCCTTCCACATCCAGGACGGTGTGGATCGCGAACAGAGCGTCGTCGCCCCAGATCGGGATGATCTTGGTCTTGTCGATCGGCTGACCGTCGTCTTCATTGCCGTTCCGACCGTCACCGATCATAATGGCGCGGGCCAGTTCCTCTTCCAGGTTCATCCGCTGGCTCTTGTACATGTAGTCGACCAGGTTGAAGTCCGTAATGTCCAGAACATCGTCCCGGTTCATCTTGTCCAGGTTGTAAACGGTCGTGGGGTCAACCGTACGTCCGAGCAGGTCCAGGTTGCCCATGAACTGCTTCTGGGTTCCCTTGGTGTAACCCTGGGCGCGGCGGCCGGTCAGGTCGCGGGCATCAGCGAAACGCACGCGCAGACGGCTCTTCGGGCTCTTGGCGGTCTTCCGCATGACATGGCCGATCCAGCTCTGGTCAGTCGTCAGCATTTCAGGGGCGGGGCCGTTACGCAGGTCATATTCCGGGAACAGAGTATCGATATTGGCGATATTCTGATCATCCTGAGCATGGGCCAGGGTTTTGCCATGATTCTGGGCATACGTGGCGATAGCGGCCTTCAGGCTGCCGCCGCCATTGCTCTTCGCCAGGTTGATAATTTCGACGCCATCGGCGTGGCTCAGGACGCTGTCCTGCTTGCGGGATTCCATATCGGTCCGATCAAAGACATTGCTCATAATTGTTTCCTCTCCTTCATCATCGGAATGTTCTGCCACGTCTTCTTTGGTGGCGGCTTCGGGATTCTTCTTGCCCTCTTCAAGGGCCTGGCCGACAAGGAACTCTGTAACCTTGCGTTCCTCTTCGGTCATGGAGTCGAGAACATCCTGCACAGAGGGGCCGTCATCGCCCTCACCATCGGATTCCTTCTCGTCTTCATCAGCATGGGACAGCCATTCGTCGCTGTCATCATCGGCGTGTTTTGCGCCGTCTTCGAGAGCCATGCCGCACAGGTAGGCAACGACCGCTTTCTTTTCGTCAGACATCGCGTCTACGACGTCCTTGACGGTGCGCTCGTCTTTGGCCTCTTCCTCGGGGCTCTCTTTCTTTTCCTCAGGCTCATCCTCTTCTTTGTCGTCATCGGAGTGCATGAGCACCGGTTCGTCGACGCAAATATAAGCCTCAGTTGTGGATTCCTCGCCATGGGCCATCACGGGATAATCGATCATGGCGCCAGGATTCGCTCCAGCCAGAACAAGGCTCACTTCCTTGATGGAACCATGGAGTACATCTCCGCCATTCTGGGTCAGGTTATTTGCCCAGATGCTCAGGCTTTCGATATCGCCATGGGATACGAGCTGTTTGGACTGCTGGCCGGCATAGCTTTCATTAAATGTGCAATATGCATACACGCCTTCATCCCTGTTTTCAAGGATGGCGTGGCCCAGCACATTTTCAGGGGCATTGTGCTGATGCATCCAGACGAGCGGTACTTTCCGGCCGTCATCGTCTTTGAACGCACCATGCCGAATGGTACGACCGTCACTGCAGCGAAGGTCATTCTTAGTGGCCCATCCGCTGAAGTCATAAATCTTCGGTCTCTTCATGTTCTTCGTCCTTTCTTCAGTTTTTCATGAGATCAGAAATTCGCATAGCTCCGATGTCCTCCGTAGGAGTTCCCTCCGGCGGAATTGCTTCTTCCGGTTCTGTTCCTCCCACGGGAGTCGCGCTGATATTGCGATTCCTGAGTTCATCCGCGTCCGGATTCATGCTCGGCTTTAAACCGATCATCTGACGAATCTCGTTGGGCGAAGTGATCTCACTCATGGTAAACTGGCTGCCAATATTGGCAATCGAATCGATCGGCGCCAGCTTAAACAGATCTCTGAAGAATACGATTTTCTGTCGTTGGGTCCGAGCCGTCTTTGTCAGAAATTTGCGATTCATTTCATCGCAAATAGCAGACACAATAGGCTCAATTGTGCGGGCGTAGTAGTTCAGCATCGTCTTCTCGTCGGCAGTTCCCTCAAAGACTTCCTTCGTCATCCCCAACTGGCTGTATAGCATACTCGTCAGGTATTCGATCTGCTCCAAGAGGTGATTTTCGACGGGGCGATTCAGCTGAGTGATCTTCTCTGTCGCGTCCGCATACGCAACACCGTACTTGCTCTTGGACAACTGCTGCTCAAGGGCCGTTCGGCGTTCTTCCGCCATCTTCTGCTGCAGTTCGGTCTTGGTCACATAGGGGAGATGGATGATAACATCCAGTTTCCCACTGCCGACCTGCTCGTCGATGGAATCGAGAAGATTCAGTTTATAAATAAGCCGCTGCAATGTGGAGTTCGGCTCATTCATCACGTCATACAGAGGATTTTGAATAATCCCCACGATCTTTTTGGGAAGAATGACGTCTTCCCGTTTTCCGGTTCTCTGGTTGTAAAGGTTAACCCGTACGTGTTCGGGCCACCATTCCTTGATCTTGCCGATCCGAAGCTGAAGAATGTTATAGCCACCGGTAATCCTCGGGTTGAAATTGGTTTCAACCGGAACAACGGCGACAACACCTTCGTCGCACATGGTTGTCACCAAATCCTGAATCAATGCCCGACCTGTCTGGTCGATACTTGCCTCAACATTCAGGCAATAATTAAGACCGCTATCGATTGTCTCGACATAGCGGTCGTTTTCATCCAGGCGGGAATGCACAATTCTTATTGATGCAACGTCAATCCCGATTCTGGTGTATATGGAGGCGACTATGGAATGCTCTGTTCCGCCTCGCAATCGGATCCGGTCAGGCCGGTATGAATATGATGGGCCAATATCCTGGCGCCAGATTACCTTCTGGTCACGTTCCCGGAAGGCATCCCAGGCATGCCGAAGCCGTTGCCCGAACCCGAGCCTTTCATCTCCCAAACTCATCACCTCACATTCTTCAATATTTTCCAGTTAATAGATACTTCAAGTATTTCATAGATTCTTTCTGCCGGCGTTTTCTATAGTCTTTATACGCCTGCTTGGAAATATAATTACTTCCTCTGGCTATCTTCTTGTTATAGTCCATGACTCTCGCCCGACTCAGATAACGTCGAGTGACGTCACTCCGTCGAGCAAGTGCCGATCCGCCTTTGTATAAAGCATAAGCAGTTCCAGCAACGCCAAGCCCTAATCCGAGACCGATGAGCCATTTTTGTCCATTGTCGGTTCTCTGCTTATTAACTTCTTTTTGGCTTCTTGTTCTCGGCTTTGGACCGAGAGAACTATATGAATTTGTTCTCGGTTTTGGCCCGAGTGAACCATATGTGTTAGGCCTTAATCTCGGACCAACAGGAACGTATACGCTTCTGTCAAGAACGCCCCATTTTTGGCCCTTCACGCCATGATGCTCAAGGCAATGATTACCATCGGAATCGATGCTGAAAGTATAAATGTCCGTGGTAATCACCTCCTTTGCAAATGACTATATTATCCAATCGATAACTTTCGTTTCAGCCAATCCATAGCACCGCTCTGTTGAGCCTTATAAATGGCGCTACTGAGTTTTCTTCGACCCCATCTTGCCAGATTCTCTCCTGCACCTGTATATTTAAGAGCGGCACCAATGGCAATAGCACTTGTGGTCATCGGCACAGCATTTCCGAGAAGAAAATTCTTAACACCGCGAGCGGTTCTTTCGACACCGGTCTTTGTGTCCTGAACTTTACGTTCTCGATTTGCCGCTTTCTGATGTTTGGACATATCCTGAGAAGCAAGCTGACGCTCAAACTCAGCTTTATAGTCAGGATCCTTCATGCGCTCGCTAATAAGATTCTTAATCTGTTTACGACGGGTTCCAGCGCCTTCTCCATAATAAGCTTTTGCTCGTGCATATTCTTTGGCGTCTTTTGCAGCATCTTTGTGAAGGCGTTTCCAATCTTTTGCTTCTCCGACGCCATATCTCGATCTTCCTGCTTCGGTCAATGTTCCGTCTTCGTTCTGGAAACGGCGATTGCCCCACTGTTGACCTTTAATACCGTAATGGGAAAGATTTGGGTTTCCGTTCTCATCAATTCCCCAATAGAAATCGGACATCATCCCCACCTCCCAACCTTATGCCGTAGGAGGCCACTTTTAGCGAAGGCTTTGATTTTTTCAACACCGGAATTAATAGCTACACCATAGTTTTTCGACATTGCACCCTTGGCCGCGCCAATGAGCGATGCCACCAGAATTGTAGACGCAGTGCTGGCAATCCATTTGCGGACCTTTGCTGCTCTTGGTTCGGTCAAATTTTGGTATTGCTGCTCTCTCTGAAGCCGGCTGTTTCGACGATTCAGTTCTTCGTCGCTCAAATACTTGGCGTCGCTTGATTTCCAGGTGGAACTTTCCGGTTCTTTCTTGCCGTTATCTTTTTCATCCTTATCGGAATATCTGGCGCGTCCTTCTGGAGTTAAAGATCCATCTTCGTTCTGAAAACGTCTTTTACCCCATTTCATTCCGAGAATTCCGTAATGGGCA